TCAAGAACAATTTGATTTTATTACTCAGGTCTGAGATACCTTTGAAAATAATACCGAGATTGAAGCGGAGGCTGATAATATATTAGATTTCTCTGAGGCAAATCCATTCTCAGAAGGAAATTATTAAGATGTTTAATATATTCTATCATGGCACTATAAGAAAGTACATAGTTGCTTTTGGCACGCTTTTTAATGATATTCACATTAATCGCGTAAATTCGAGCAATGAAACTATTCAAACGATAAAAGTACCATTATCATATGGTCCAAAAGAAAAGTTTTTAGCAAGATCAGAAGACGATCCAGATTTAACACGTCCATTTGCTATGGTGCTTCCTCGTATGGCGTTTGAACTCGTCAACATTTCATATGATCCAGAACGCAAGCTTAATACGTTAAATAGAAATGTAAAACAAAATTCTTCGAACACTTCACAATTGTTGTATCAATATCAACCCGTGCCTTATAATTTAGGCATAACTCTTGATATTATGGCGAAGACTACTAATGATGCTGCGCGAATCGTAGAACAGATATTGCCATATTTTACGCCGCAATGGACTATGACATTGAATATGATTCCTGATTTAGGTTTGAACGTAGATGTTCCGGTTATATTAACCACTACGAGTTTACAAGATACTTATGAGGGTGATTTTATAAATCGTCGTGCTATAGTATATTCATTGGGTTTTACGCTGAAAGCTCAACTCTTTGGACCTGTCAGAAAGAGCGGAGTTATCAAGAGAGCCTACACTAATCTATATGTTCCACCTAGTGATACTTCAGCAGATGAAGCTGTAGGAACTCCTATCTCCGAAAGAATAACCACAACTCCTGGTCTACTAGCAAATGGCTCTCCTACTGCAAATGCATCAGTAAGTGTAGATATTTCTTTGATAGATGCTGATGACAACTATGGATACATAATAGATTTTGATGGGATATCGGATACGATAACATGAACGCATCAGATAAAATTATATCAGACGCATTAGACATCGCAGAGTTTGAAGAAGTCACCATAGAACTTTTTCAAGAAGATGACGACTATACGTTTGCTCGAAAGAACCTAAGAAGTATTCTTGAAAAAGGAAGCATAGCATTAGATAAAATGATAGAAGTCGCAGACTTATCTCAGCATCCAAGAAGTTATGAAGTAGTTTCTACATTGATTAATTCTTTATCGACCTCAAATAAAGATTTGCTTGAACTTTCTGAAAAGAAAAAGCGAATAGAAAAAGCCGAAAATAAGATTGATAACAATAACGTTACTAACAATCTATTCATAGGATCTACTGCAGAGCTTCAGAAACTTTTGAAAGGCGAATAATATGGCTTCTGATAGTTATCTTGGTAATCCACTTATCAAGAAATCCAATGTAGCGATCAACTTTACCGCTGAACAAATTCAAGAATATGTAAAGTGCGCTAAAGATCCAGTATATTTTATTCAAAACTATGTAAAGATCGTTAATATTGACCTTGGTTTGGTTACGTTTAAACTGTATCCATATCAACAGAGTATAGTTGAATCTGCTTGCGACAATCGATTTGTTATATGTAAGATGCCTCGACAGTGTGGTAAAACGACTACGATCGTTGGCGTAATCTTATGGCATACTCTTTTCAACGAAAATTATAATGTAGCTATCCTTGCCCATAAAGCCGCACAGTCTCGTGAAATTCTGTCTCGTATTCAGTTTGCCTATGAACATCTTCCTAAATGGCTACAGCAAGGTGTGGTTGAGTGGAACAAGGGTAATATTGAACTTGAAAATGGATCTAAGATCTTAGCGTCTGCAACATCATCTTCGGCTATTCGCGGTGGAAGTTATAATATGATCTATCTTGATGAGTTTGCATTCGTTCCAAATAACTTACAAGAGCAATTCTTCGCATCAGTATATCCTACAATTTCTTCTGGATCATCTTCTAAAGTTTTAATAACATCTACCCCAAATGGTTTAAATTTATTCTATAAATTATGGGCAGATAGTCAAGATGGTAAAAATGATTATAAGGGTATTGAAGTTCATTGGTCAGAAACACCTGGGCGCGATGAACAGTGGAAACAGCAAACTATCCGTAATACGTCTGAACAACAGTTTAGAGTAGAATATGGAACTGAGTTCTTAGGTTCATCAAATACACTTATTGATCCAGCGAAATTGCAGACATTAGTATTCACTTACCCTATCAAGACTGTTTCATATTTTGGGTCAGACTTGAAAGTCTATACTGCTCCGATTAAAAATAATAAATACATCATTACGGTTGACGTAGCTCACGGAGCTGGATTAGACTATTCTATATGTCAAGTTATCGACATTACATATGTTCCATACAAACAGGTTGCAACATATAAGAATAATACAATTCATACTTTAGTTTTTCCAGACGTCATTCGCAATATTGCCATATATTATAACGAAGCTTTGATCCTTGTAGAAATCAACGACATAGGAAAACAAGTTGTTGATAGTTTACATTATGATTTAGAATATGAAGGTATATTGACCGTCGATAAATCGATAGCAGCTGGACAAAAATTGACAGGAGGATTTGGAACAAGAACGCAAATGGGCGTTAGAACAACTACCCAAGTAAAGCGTATAGGATGCAGTAATTTAAAGACGCTGATAGAAAGCGATAAGCTTTTATTATGCGACTTTGATACCATTAACGAATTGTTTAGATTTGTAAGCACAAGAAATACATTTCAAGCTGAAGATGGAAATGATGATCTTGTTATGGGTTTGGTATTATTCTCATGGTTGATTAATCAACCTTACTTTAAAGATATGTCTGAAAACGATGTTCATAAAGTTCTAGTTGAAGCGGCAATGGAAAATGATCTTCTATCGTTTATAGTCGACGAAGACTATATGTCATATGGCAGTGAGCCGATTGATGTTTCTCCTGATCAGTTTGATCCATTTTTAGCTAATTAAAAAACATAAAATAATAAATAGAACATAGTATACACACATAAATCTGCTAAATGTTTTAGTAAGGGAGAATAAATCATGCCATTTCAAGTCAGCCCTGGAGTCAATGTATCTGAAATTGACTTAACCACTATAGTTCCTGCAGTATCCACCACAGAAGGTGCGATCGCTGGCGTTTTCCGTTGGGGTCCAATCGGTAAAACCATTCTTATAGATTCAGAAGATAAGCTTGCTGCTCGTTTTGGCAAGCCAGACAGCACTAATCCAGAAACATTTTTTACAGCTGCAAACTTTCTTGCATATGGTAATAAACTATATGTAAGTCGGGCTGCTAACACTACTGACACTACTGGAGTTACAGGTGTCCTTACTGCTGTAGCAAATACTGGTGCTTATGCAAATACAATTCTTATCAAGAATTCTGACGATTACGATCTATTGTCTAACCCAGATACAGATGTACTATATGCTGCAAAATATCCTGGAGCTCTTGGTAATTCGCTTAAAGTTTCTGTATGTGATTCTGTAAATGCATATGGTTCTAATTTGAATATGTTTGTTTCCAATAACGCATCTTATAATGTTAATGATAGTGCTAAAATTGCAAATGCTGGTATCGTATTCGCTGTTGGATCCAATCAAGCTACAATCTTTATTGGTAACACAGCCGGAAGTTGGGATACAGGCGCGGCAACTGGTTCTGCTCAATATGGTCTAGAACAGATTATAGCAAATACATTTATTGTAGGAAGCATTCTAAAAGCTGGTAATACTCAACTTGGTACACAAGATCTACGTATTACTGCTCTTGCTGCAAACGCAGTACATAATGCTGGTAATACAACGTTCCTTATCAATCTAGATTCTAACTATACCCTTTCAAGTAATTATTATGCAAATACAGTTGTAAGAAATTGGGAATATTATAACGCAGTAGATAGAGCTCCTGGTACATCTGTATATACCAAGAAATTCGGCAATAGCTCAGCTGTCGACGAAGTTCATGTAGTAGTCGCCGATGAAGATGGTAAGTTTACTGGTGTTCCTGGCACAATTCTTGAAACCTTTAGGGGTCTTTCAAGAGCTACAGATGCTAAGACAGAAGATGGTGCCACACTTTATTATAAAGAAGTAATCAATCAGAATTCAAATTATAGCTGGTGGATTAATCATCGTTCTGGTGCTATTGGTAATACTGCTGTAAATATAGTTAATTCAACTAATTCAAAACCAGTAACTTTATCATTTGTAACTGGTTCAGATGGCGCCACTGAAAGTACTGTTACAATCGGTGATCTTACACGCGGATATGATTTATTCAAATCAGCCGAAGATATTGATGTATCATTGATTCTTCAAGGTAAATCACGTGGAGGTTCAAATACTGCACAATTAGCAAATTATCTAATTGACAATATTGCAGAATCGCGTAAAGATTGCGTAGTCTTCATTTCGCCAGACAAAGATGACGTCGTAAATAACGTTGGTAAGACAGAAGTCACAGACGTCGTAGGTTTCCGTAATGCTCTAACATCTACTTCTTATGCTGTCATGGATTCTGGTTATAAGTATCAATATGACAAATATAATGACGTATATCGTTATATTCCATTAAATGGCGATATCGCTGGTCTTGCTGTTCGTACAGATAACGTACGAGATCCTTGGTACTCGCCAGCTGGCTTCAATCGTGGTCAGATCAAGAATATTATCAAACTTGCTTATAATCCTGGTAAGGCAGATCGTGATATTCTCTATAAGAGCGATGTCAATCCAGTCTGTATTTTCCCGGGTCAAGGTACAGTACTATTTGGCGATAAGACGATCCTTGGTAAACCAAGCGCATTCGATCGTATTAACGTTCGTCGTCTATTCATCGTTCTTGAAAAGGCAATTGCAACAGCTGCAAAGTTTACGCTATTCGAGTTCAATGATGACTTTACAAGAGCTCAGTTTAGAAACTTAGTTGAACCTTTCCTACGAGACGTTCAAGGTCGTCGCGGCATTTATGACTTTAAGGTTGTTTGTGATGAAACAAATAATACAGGTGAAGTTATTGATCGCAACGAATTTATAGGAGACATCTATGTTAAACCCGCGCGCAGCATTAACTTCATTCAGTTGAACTTCGTAGCAGTTAGAACTGGTGTTGAATTTGCTGAAGTTGTTGGAAATTTCTAATAAATAGGTTTAACTAACGAGGAGAATTTACATGGCCTTTAATATTAATGAAATTAAAAGTCAAATGTTATTTGATGGAGCGCGCCCAGCGCTCTTTCAAGTAACGATACAGAATCCAGCAAATTCTGTAGCCGATATCAAAGTTCCTTTCATGTGTGAAGCCACAGGTATTCCACAAGCAGAACTTGGTATGGTACAAATTCCATATTTTGGAAGAATGATCAAGCTTGCGGGTGACCGTACATATGCTGATTGGAATGTAACCATCATCAACGATGAAGACTTTTTGATTCGTAACGCAATGGAAGAATGGTCAAATAAGATCAATACTTTCCAAGGAAACATCAGATCTTTTGGTTCTGCTTCTCCTTTGCTTTATAAGTCACAAGCTCAGGTCGTTCAGTATTCAAAAACAGGTGTGCCTATTCGCACATATCAGTATAACGGAATTTATCCAACACTTATAAGTGATATTCCACTTTCATGGGCATCACAAAATGAAATCGAAAGATTCCAAGTTACCTTTGCAGTGGACTATTGGGAAGTTTCCGGTGGAATCACTGGCAACGCAGGCGGACTTTAATAATATCAGGGGGAGCGGAATCCGCTCCCTCATTTTTAAGTGAGATAGTTTAATATGGCAAGTCTTTTCGGATTCGAATTTAAACGCAAGAAGGACGAAGACAAGAGTAACAACGAGTCTTTTACTCCTCTTGTTCAAGACGATGGCGCGATGGTCGTGGCAGCGGGCGGTGCTTATGGTACCTATGTAGATCTTGAAGGATCTGCTCGTACAGAAGCTGAACTCGTTACAAAGTATCGTGAGATGTCTCTACATGCAGAACTTGACTCAGCTATCGATGATATTGTCAATGAAGCTATTATCATTGATACTGACGTTGACGTCATAGGACTAAATCTTGATAAAACAGATCTTTCTGATAATATTAAGAATATTATCATTCAAGAGTTTAAATTTATCCTTCAACTATTTGAGGTGCATACACATAGCTATGACATGTTTAGACGTTGGTATGTAGATGGTAGATTATACTATCATGCAATTATTGACGATGCCAAACCAGAAAATGGTATCAAAGAATTCAGATATGTGGATCCACGTAAGATTCGAAAAGTGCGTGAAGTCAAAAAGAAGCCAATACCGAATTCTAATATAGTCGTTACGCAAAAGCAATCTGAATACTTCATGTATAATGAAAAAGGATTTGCTCAGAATATTGCTCAAGCAACTACTTCTACTGGTACATCTGGTGTAAAGATCTCAGCAGATGCTATCCTTCATGTAACATCAGGTATAACTGATAAGAACAATCAGTTGGTTTTAGGTGCATTGCATAAAGCGATTAAGCCTCTAAATCAATTGAGAACTCTTGAAGATGCTACGTTGATCTATCGTATATCTCGTGCACCTGAACGTCGTATATTCTATATCGATGTAGGTAACTTACCTAAGATGAAGGCTGAACAATATCTTCGTGATATTATGGCTCGATTCAAGAACAGAGTAGTTTATGACTCTGCGACAGGTGAAGTACGCGATGATCGGAAGTTCATGACCATGTTAGAGGATTTCTGGCTACCACGTCGTGAAGGCGGTAAAGGTACAGAAATCCAAACTCTACCGCCTGGTCAAAATCTAGGTCAATTAGAAGACGTTAAGTATTTCCAGCGTAACCTATATAAAGCGTTGAACATACCAATCAATCGTATTGAGCCAGAACAGACATATAATTTGGGTCGTGCTACTGAGATTACACGAGACGAAGTTAAGTTCTCTAAGATGATTACTCGCCTGCAGACTCGCTTTTCACAGCTATTCCTACAAGCTTTAGAAAAACAACTTATCTTAAAGAAAGTTGTTACTCCAGAAGATTGGAATATGCTTAGCGATAATATTAGATTTGATTTCGCTAAAGACAATCATTATTCTGAACTCAAAGATCTTGAAGTGCTTAATGATCGTCTAAATGCGCTTAATTTAATTGATGTGCATGTTGGTAAATACTATTCATCTGAATGGGTTCGAAAAAATGTACTTCGTCAAACAGATGAAGATATTGAAGAGATCAATATACAAATAGAAAGTGAAACTGAACAAGGCATTATAGTATCGCCTGAAGATGCGGCAGCGCAACAGCAAGCAATAGAAAATAGTGCTAAACCAGCAAAAAAATAGATTATAAATAAAGGAATTAAGTATGGATGATATAGAACTATTTGATCTTGTTAAATATGCAAATGAAAATCAGCCTATCGATTTTGCTGCTTCTTTAGATAAGCTATTGAGTCAACGCGCTATTGATGCTTTAGCTGCTAAAAAGCAAGAAGTTGCTCAACGTATGTTTAATGGCCCAGCTGATGAAACTGAAGATGACGAAGAATATAGTGAAGATGAATTACAGCAGGCATTAGATGATATGGATATCGATGTCGAAGAACTAGATACAAAAGAGGCAGAAGAACAAGAAGAAGAAGATGGAGAATCAGATGATTAATCTAACTGAACTTTTAGATAGAGCCAAAAAGAAAGCTTTAGAAAAGCCTGATACAGAAGATGGTTATGCTCCTAAGAGCACTGATGAACTTCGCTTCAAGAAAAAGCATGTAGTTCAAAAAACAGATGATCGCAATGGCAATAAAGATGACGTCTTTAAGGCTACAAACGTAAAGACTATTGAACGCGCTACGCGTCATGGACATAATGTAGGCGAAGATGAAAAATTTTATGAAGAAACTGAAAAATCATCAGAAGATAAAAAATCCGATGAACCAGAAGGCGAAGAACTTGATGAAGCAAAGATAAAAAAGGTTTTTAATCGTCGGAAATTTGAGAAGCTGTTAAAGATTTATGGAATTAAACCATCAGTTAAGCCATTAGTCGGCAATCAGCATAAAATTGATGCAAATAAAAATGGTAAAATAGACGCTGAAGATTTTAAGAAGCTTCGCAAAGAAGAAGTTCAAGCAAATGAAGTTTTAACCCCTTCAATGGGCGCAGGAGCTTATATTTCAGATTTTGTTCATTCGAAAAATCCTAAGTTTGCTGGTAAATCTAAGAAAGAACGTATGAAACAAGCTTTAGCAGCATACTTGTCTGCTAAGAGAGGTGATTAATCATGCCTACTATGATTAATAGATCAGGTGCATCCGCGGTCGTTCATGTAACGGGCAACAATTGTGTTGTTATTGCAGGCAATTCATCTGTAAGTAATATTGCATTTGGCAATGAAACTATTACTAGTGCTGCAATCACACAAGTTTGGTGGGGTTCAACAGCTATTAGTGGCAATTCTTATTGGATCGTCAATCGCGGCACAGGTAACAATAGTGTTGCAAATGTAAGTTTTCAATCTGGCAACACTGTACTAGTATTACCAGACTCTGGTCATATAGATTTTGCAGGTGATGGTGCATCATTGATCAAAAACAAAACAGGTAATTGCTCGATCGGTTTAATTAACAGCACTACTGGTTATTTGATGATTGAATTTCAAAAAACACCAACTATAGATCAATAAGCAAGGATTCATCAAATGAAACTAATCTGTGAACAGGTTGAAAACGTACGTTACGTTACAGAAGCCAAAGAATCCGGCAAGAAAGATTACTTTATCGAAGGTATCTTCATGCAAGGTAATATTCAGAATCGTAACGGTCGTATGTACCCGATATCTATCCTTCAGAAAGAAGCAGAACGCTATATGAAAGAAACTGTTAAGGAAAATCGTGCATACGGAGAATTGGGTCATCCTCAAAGTCCATCAATCAATCTTGATCGTGTATCTCATATGATCAAAGAGCTTCGTCAAGATGGAAACAATTTCTATGGTCGTGCTAAGATCATGGATACTCCTATGGGTAATATTGTGAAAAATCTTATGGATGAAGGAGCTTCTTTAGGCGTATCTACTCGCGGTATGGGTTCTATTAAAGAAAATAAGCAAGGCTTTATGGAAGTACAAGATGACTTTCATCTAGCTACAGCTGCCGATATCGTGGCTGATCCTTCTGCCCCCGATGCATTCGTTCGTGGCATCATGGAAGATGTAGAATGGGTATGGGATAACGGTATTCTTAAAGCGCAAAGGCTTGAAGAGATGAAGAAAACGATCAAACGAACTTCATCAAAGAATCTCGATGAAGCAAAGCTTAGCGTATTCGCAAGCTTTCTCAACGAATTGGTTAAAAAATAAGTTTTAATAAATATATCAAACATAAGTTTTAGAAGGAGTTTCTAGATGAATCTTACAGAAACGATTAAAAAGATGAAAGACGCTGAGTTAGATGAAAGTCATGTAGAAGTTGGCGGCGGCGCCACTGGCACTGCTAAGGCTGCAGAACCAACCGGCGTTCGGGCTAAGGCCTTAGGTAACAGCAAAGCTCAGGGTGATCTTACTCTAGTTAAAATCGCAGATCCTAATAATACTGGTGTAGAAGACACAGATGTAGAAAACAACACCAAGCCAACAGGCGATGCTTCTGCAAAGAACAAAGCTTCTATTGCTGCTAAAGGAACAGGTATGAAAGAACACATCGACGTAATGTTCGAGGGAGAAGATCTCTCTGAAGAATTCAAAGAAAGAGCTGGTACAATCTTCGAAGCTGCCGTTAGCGAACGCGTTATTGAAATCACTACTGCTCTAGAAGAAGAATATGAAGCTGCTCTAAATTCAAAACTTGAAGAAATCGAAGAGCAGTCAATTCAGGATCTAGAAGGTCTTGCTACTAAACTTGACGAATATCTAAACTATGTTACAGAACAATGGATGGAAGGCAACCAAATTGCTGTCGAATCTGCACTTAAGTCAGAAATCACAGAAGAATTTATTGAAGGTCTAAAGAATCTATTTGCCGAGCACTATATTGACGTTCCTAACGAAAGATTTGACGTCGTAGAAGAGCTATCTGTTCGCGTACAAGAACTCGAAGAAAAGTTGAATGAAGTTGTCAACGAAAATATCGAACTTGCGGCTTCAATCAATGAAATGAACACTGAAGAAGTTTTCAACGAAATCTCAGAAAGCCTAGTAGCTACTCAGGTTGAGAAGTTCAAGAAGCTAACGGAAGGTGTAGAGTGCGACGATCTTTCTAACTATAAGAAAAAGCTTCAGATCATCAAAGAGAATTACTTCGGCACTACTAAGGTAGATAAGAAAACCTCAGGTCTTCTTGAAGAATCTTTCGAAGGTGAAGAAGAAATGCCAATAGCAAGAGGTCCTATGGCCCACTATATGCAAGCCATTAGCAGAAACACTGCTAAGTAAAAACATTTGTTTTATAAATAGTAAAATAGCAAGATATTTAATTGCTAACAAAGGAGAAACCAATGATTCTAACTGAAGAAGCACAAAGAAAGTGGGCCCCAGTCCTACAACATCCTGACCTACCAAAGATTGTCGACGCGCATCGTCGTGCAGTTACGGCAGTCATTCTTGAAAACACAGAGAACGCTCTTCGCGAAGCTGGTCGCCAGATGGGTTATCAGCATCTTCTTGGCGAAGCTGCTCCAACAAACTCAATGGGCGCTTCATCTTCAACTGCAGCTGATGGTGCAATTGATACGTTTGATCCAGTCTTGATTTCACTCGTTCGTCGTTCAATGCCTAACCTCATTGCTTATGACATCTGCGGTGTACAGCCAATGACTGGCCCAACAGGTCTAATCTTTGCAATGCGTGCTCGCTACACAGATCAGTCCAGTGCAGAAGCATTTTATAACGAAGCGAATACTTCATTCTCTTCACCAAGAGTGCCAAACACAGCTGCCTTCGGTAACGGTCAAGTCGGTACAGTTCCTTCTGCTAACAGCAACGTTAGCAATGCCCTTTACAACATGGGTATTGGTCTACCACTAGCCAATGCTGAAGCTCTAGGTACTACTTCTCATCCTGCAATTCCTGAAATGGCATTCAGCATCGAGAAGGTAACAGTAACTGCTCTAAGCCGCGCTCTAAAGGCTGAATACTCAATGGAACTCGCTCAGGATCTTAAGGCTATTCATGGTCTAGATGCTGAAACAGAACTATCCAATATTCTTTCCGCCGAAATTCTAGCTGAAATCAATCGTGAAGTAATCCGCACGATCAACATTACAGCTGTACGCGGTGCCAATACTGGTACAACCACAGCCGGTGTATTCGACCTTGATACAGACTCCAACGGCCGTTGGTCAGTTGAAAAGTTCAAGGGCCT